CGGGGCTACATCTGGAACAACAGTTCCAAACTATCTAATCGCACTGGCTGAAACACGCAAAGATTGTATGGTATTTGTTTCGCCTGAACAAGACGATGTTGTAAACAATTCGGGTTCAGAATCTACAACAGTAATTACCACAGCAGGAACATATACCAAGTCTTCATACGCAGTTATGGATTCTGGTTACAAGTATCAATACGACAAGTACAATGATGTATATCGTTGGGTACCATTGAACGGCGATATCGCTGGTCTATGTGTTCGTACAGACAATGAACGTGATCCATGGTTCTCACCAGCTGGTCTAAATCGTGGTGTTATCAAGAACGTTGTTAGACTTGCTTGGAACCCAACCAAGGCTGAACGTGATGAATTGTACAAAGCTGGTGTAAATTCAGTTGTTACATTCCCAGGTGAAGGCACAATACTATACGGAGACAAAACTCTATTGAATCGCCCAAGTGCATTTGATAGAATCAATGTTCGCCGCTTGTTTATCGTTCTAGAAAAATCTATTGCTAAAGCAGCCCGTTCTTCATTGTTTGAATTCAATGACGAATTTACAAGAGCCGCTTTTGTTAATATTGTAGAACCCTTCTTGCGTGATGTACAAGGTCGCCGCGGCATCTATGATTACCGTGTTGTTGCTGATACTACAAATAATACAGCAGAAGTTATTGACCAAAATCAATTTGTTGGCGATATTTACATCAAACCCGCTCGTTCTATCAATTTCATTCAATTGAATTTCACCGCTGTTCGCACTGGTGTAGCATTTGAAGAAATTGTTGGAAGAGTTTAATAAATAGAGAGATAGGAGAAACTTAAATGGCATTTAACATTAACGAATTCCGCTCTCAGATGCAGGGAGATGGAGCACGCCCAAATTTATTTGAGGTAACGCTTCCATTCCCAGCATTCTCATTGCCAGGAACTGCACAAACTAAATTAAGTTTTATGTGCAAGACTGCTCAACTACCTGGTTCAACACTAGGTACTGTACCAGTTCAGTATTTTGGTCGTGAATTAAAGTTTGCGGGAAATAGAACCTTTCAAGATTGGTCTATTACAATTATCAATGACGAGGATTTCGTCATTCGTAATGCATTTGAACGTTGGATGAATGGCATTAACAGCCACAATCTAAACGTTCGTAATCCAGCGGCTGCTACTCAACTAGGCTATACAACAGACGGAGAAGTTCGTCAGTATGGTAAAGCTGGTTCTATTTTGAAGAAGTACAAGTTCATTGGTGTATTCCCAACCGACCTGTCATCAATTGATGTTGACTGGAGTGCTAATGATACAATTGAAGAATTTACTGTAAATCTTACCTATCAATGGTGGGAATCAGTAGAGGACCTAGTAGTCTAAGTAAGGGGGGAGCCCAGGCTCTCCTCTTTTTTATAATGTAAAGGAAAATCAAAGTGGCTATAAAACTATTCGGCTTCACAATCGGTGAAAAAGATATTGTTCAGAAGGAAAATCCTGAACAGGCTTCGTTCGCCCTTCCGACAGAAGCATTGGATGATGGCGCTGTTACGATTACCCAGAATGCACACTATGGTACATATGTTGACTTAGAAGGTGCAGTTCGCAACGAACTAGAATTAATTACTCGTTATCGTGAAATGTCCAATCACCCAGAATGTGATATGGCAATTACTGAGATTGTAGATGAAGCAATCAGTCACGATGATAAAGGTAAAGTTGTTGATATCGTTCTTGACGATTTGAAGCAACCAGAATCAATTAAGAAAAAAATCAGAGAAGAATTTGATAATGTTTTATCAATGTTAAACTTCTCAAACTTAGCAGATGATATTTTCCGTCGTTGGTACATAGATGGAAGAATTTATTTCCATGTTATTGTAAACGAAAAGAATCCTAAAGAAGGCATTCAGGAATTACGATACATTGATCCGCGCAAGATTCGCAAAGTACGTGAAGTACAAAAGGGTCGTGATTTAAAAACTGGTGCAGACATTATCAAATCAATGGCTGAATACTATGTCTACAACGACAAAGGCACTACAGCACAAAATTATACAGCAAGTGTTAATTCTGGACTAAGAATTGCACCAGATGCAATTGTGAATGTTAATTCTGGAATGATGGATGCAAAGAACACATTCGTTATTTCTTATCTACACAAAGCAATTAAGCCACTCAATCAATTACGTATGATTGAAGATGCGATTGTTATCTATCGTGTTTCAAGAGCACCAGAGCGTAGAGTATTTTACATTGACGTAGGTAATTTACCAAAGGGTAAAGCTGAACAATACTTGCGTGATGTTATGGTTAAGTATAAAAACAAAGTTGTTTATGATGCTAACACTGGCGAATTGCGTGATGACCGTAAACACATGTCTATGCTTGAAGACTTTTGGTTACCTCGCCGTGAAGGTGGTAAAGGTACAGAGATTACTACATTGCCAGCTGGTCAAAATCTTGGTCAAATGGAAGACGTACAATACTTTCAAAAGAAACTATTACAGTCATTGAATGTTCCATACTCAAGACTTGAGCCACAGGGTGGCGGTATGGTTGGTATTGGTAGAAGCACTGAGGTTACCCGTGATGAATTAAAGTTTAATAAGTTTGTTGTTAAACTACGCAACAAATTTTCTCAAATATTTGACCACGCCCTTAAGATACAACTATCATTAAAAGGTATTTGTTCACAGGAAGAATGGGAAACATTTAGAGAAGATGTTTTCTATGACTATAGAAAAGATAATAACTTCACAGAATTGCGTGATGCCGAATTGCTATCACAAAGATTACAAACACTCGGACAAATTGATCCATATGTTGGTCGTTATTACTCACAAGAGTGGGTAAAGAAAAATGTATTGCATTTGACGGATGATGAAGTAGAAGAAATGCAAAAGCAAATTGATTCAGAACCTGAAAAACAACAACTTGGACCAGATGGTCAACCAATGCAACAAGATATGCAACAACCAGACCAAGCTACACCAGAACAATTTCCACCAGAAGATAATGTGACAGAAACAGGCTCAGAAGAATCTTCAACACCAGAATTAGACAGTGTTGTAAAGAGATTCGGAAGAGTTATAAATAGGTAATAAAGGAGTAATTATGGACACAAGACAATTTATAGATTTGCTTGGCGCTGGTGAAAGTGCCGAAGCTAAGACCGCTTTAGAAGAATTGATTTCAGCAAAAGCATTTGAAGCATTAGATGCAAAGAAACAAGAAATTGGTTCAACACTATTTAATGGTAGAGAACAAGAAGTAGAAACGCAAGAAGAACAATGAAGTCTTTACAAGAATTTAAAACTGTCGTTGAAGAAGAAAAGCAAGACTTTACAAAGTTTGATGCACTCGTTCGTGCAGGCTTGGCTAACAAAGCACAACTTCAAAGACTACACCAAATTCTTGGTAAAATGTCAGAGGAGAAACCAAACTTTTCTCCAGCTGACCGTGCTATCATCCAAAACATGTTTACTAAAATGGTAGATATGATTACGAATAATCCACAAATGTATCGCACTGCACGTAAGGCAGTATCAGAAGGTTTATTGGACACAGCAGATTTCAAACTTGACATTACTGGTAGAAAAGTAAAAGCGCATAGAGTTAAAGTTGGTGATGCTTTGAATACATTACCAGCAGATAACATTAAAGAAGAAATAGAAATGATTGGTGAGGATCTGCGTAATGAGCCTCCATTTGTATTACTTCTAAAAAGAACAGCGGTACGTTTGTATCCAGGCAATCTTAGAGTTGCAACATATCATAATCAAAAGTTGAATAGAGATTTTGCTATTCCATTTTCAATAACCGGCACTGGTGATATTCAGTCCGAAGAAGTTAGCAATGACGAATTCAAAGACCAGATTAAAAAATCACAAGATAAGTCTACTGGTAAAATAAAAGCTAATGTAGCTAAAGCAGCCGTTCAAGCGGTATCAATTGAAGAAGCGGTTATGGATACTCTACATAAGATTGTTGCTGGTAATTCAGCGCAGTCGGTAAAGTTTGCAACTGGTGAAACCCGTAAAGTTGACCACTTTACAGCATCAGCTTTGACGCAAGTGCATAAAGCATTGAATGACGAAAACAAAAAGAAGTTTGCTGATATGGTACATAAGTCACCTGCACATTTTTCTAAAGCATCAGACTTTGCGTTCAGTAAAGCTAAATGAAATTAATTGATTTAATTTTTGAAGGTAAACTTGTAGAAGCGAAAGAAGAACTTTTTACTCGCTTGAATGAAGTTGCTTCTAAAAGATTAGAAGAAATAAAGCGTACCGTTGCAGCCGATATATATGAAGAAGTGGAAGTAATTGATGAAGCAAACATTCAACGCATGGGTAGAATTCAAAAGATTCGCCGTAGAATTAGACGCAACGCAAAGGGTAGAATTATTGTTCAACGCAATGTAAGACGTTCAGCAATAAAAGGATTTAGAATTTCTGGTAATACAGTTAAAAGAATTCCTGCAATGGCAAGAATCCAGAAATCAAGAAAGTTAAAGAGATATTGGAAAACTAAAGGTAGAGCAAAGTTGAATAGAACATTACTGAAAAGAAAAATGTCTTTGCGCCGCCGAACATCAATGGGAATAAAATAAATGTACGAAGTAAATAATACGCTAAAAGGTACCAGCACCATTCGTGTTGTTGACCCTGGCACATACACCATTACTCTAGCAAACTTATCATCAAATACACAACTTGAGACTGTCTCTGCGGCAAATATCAAGCGTATTTTCTGGTCATCAAATGGATACATTAACATTGGACGTGGTGATACACCTACTCCTATGTTGGCGCTTCATGGTTCGGGTGAAATGAGACTTGACGATTTGGGTTATACATTAGCAAACACCAACACAGGCAAAGTAACTGTTACTGTTGTTACAGGTGGTTCATGTGTTATCGAATTGTCTAAAACTGCAACCTATTCAACAGATTTGGATATAACATAAGATGAAACTAATTACAGAAACAATTGAAGACGTTCAGTATATTACTGAAGTAAAAGAAAACGGAAAGAAAAACCTTTTTATTGAAGGCGTCTTTCTAGTTGGAGAACAAGCTAACAAGAATCGTAGAATGTATAAGATGGATACACTACGAGAAGAAGTTGGCCGATATAACCAAGAGTACATTATGACAAATCGTGCTTTGGGAGAATTAGGACATCCAGATACACCAACATTAAATTTGGAACGTGTGTCACATAAAATCATTTCTCTTAAAGAAAATGGTAATGTTTTTATTGGTAAAGCACAAATTCTTGAGACACCATACGGCAACATTGTAAAGAATTTTATTGATTCTGGAGTTAGTCTAGGTGTTTCCTCAAGAGGTATGGGTTCTTTGATTCCTGGTGAAGACGGAATTAACATTGTTGGTGGCGATTTTCGTTTGGCTACGGCCGCAGATATTGTTGCTGATCCTTCAGCACCAGGTGCATTCGTAAACGGCATTATGGAAAACAAAGAATGGTTATTTGTTGAAGGACGTTTTGTTGAGGTTGATATAGTCAAAACAAAACAAGCAATTCAAAGAGCCCCAAGAAAAGATGTTGAAAAGGTGGCTATTCGCCTCTTTGAAAATTTTCTATCAAAACTTTAATTATTATAAATAAATATACACAAAAGGAGATTCCTAATGGCTACAAATAAACTTTTTGAGGCGGCTGCTGAGATTCTTGCATCAGGCAAGGGTAAGAATGCTATGCCTCCAGAAAAGCTACCTGGCGAACAAGTTGATGCTGGCGGTCCAACCCCAATGAATGCCAAGCAAGATGATGACTCGCACAAAATTACGCCCGCAACAAAGAGTGCAACAGCACCGGCGACTAAACCTTCTGCGGCTTCTGCTAAACAAGAAGAAGTAGAAGTTGAGGGCGAAGTTGTTTCAGAAGAACAAATTGAAGAAGTTGAATTAAATCTTTCCGAAGATATCAACGCTTTGTTTGCTGATGACAACACAATCTCAGAAGAATTCAAACAAAAAGTTACCACAATTTTTGAAGCCCGTGTCCTTGACCGTGTTAAACAAATTGAGGAAGAAACTGAATCTCGCTACGCATTTATGTTAGAAGAAGCAGTTGAAGCAGTTAAAGAAGACTTAACCGAAAAAGTAAATGACTACATTGCTTATGTGGTTGAGCAGTGGATGGCAGACAATGAAATCGCAATCGAAAAAGGCATTCGTGCTGAATTGACAGAAGATTTCATCTCTGGTCTCCGTAACCTATTCGCAGAACACTACATTGATGTTCCTGCAGAGAAAGTTGACCTCGTTGACGAAATGGCTACCAAGATTGATGAATTGGAAGGCAAGTTAAACGAGGAAGTTGAGCGTTCAGTACAGTATCGTAAAGAACTTGTTGAAGCGCACAAAGTAGAAGTTACCCGTGAAGTAAGTGAAGGTTTGACCGACACTCAAGTTGAAAAAATTAAAACACTTGCAGAGAGTGTAGAGTTCTCCACAGAGGAAGAATACAAACAAAAACTTGAGACAATTCGTGAAAACTATTTTCCTTCTGGTGTAAAGAAGGCCGATGAAGCCCAACTTCACGAACAAATGAATGACGATGTTGAAGATAAGAAACCACAAGTTTCTAGCGATGCATTTGTTAATTCGATTGTTCAATCGATTTCAAAAACAAACAGATTTTAATTTAAACCCAAGGAGACTCTAAATGTATCTTTCCGAAGACCTACAAAAAAAATGGGCGCCTGTTCTAGAACACGCTGACCTACCAAAAATTACCGATCCATACAAACGTGCTGTTACAGCATTGGTACTTGAGAATCAAGTACAAGCTATGGCTAAAGAAAATGGCTATCTAGCAGAAGCGTCACCAACTAACTCATCTGGCACAGGTGGTTTCGGTAGTAGTGCTCTAGCAACTGGTGCTGTTGCTGGTTTTGACCCAATTCTTATCAGCTTGGTTCGCCGTTCGTTGCCTAACTTAATTGCTTATGATATCTGCGGTGTTCAGCCTATGACTGGTCCAACAGGTATGATTTTCGCAATGCGTTCAATCTACGGTTCCAACACTCAGCCATCTGGTTCAAATGAAGCCTTCTACAACGAAGCTAATACAAACTTCTCGGCTGCTGGTGCTTCTCTTGCACAAGAAACTCTTGCAATGAAGTCTGCTACATCTGACCGTCCATTCGGCGTGTTTGATGCTAACACTTCTGTAGGTCTTAATACAGCATCTGGTGAAGGTGATGCTCTACAAGAAATGGGCTTCTCAATTGAGAAAGTTACCGTTACTGCTAAGACCCGTCAATTGAAAGCTGAATACTCAATGGAATTGGCACAAGACTTGAAAGCAGTTCATGGTCTTGACGCTGAAACCGAATTGAGCAACATTCTTTCTTCTGAGATTCTTGCTGAAATTAACCGTGAAGTTCTACGTACAATCTATACAGTTGCTAAAGTTGGCTGTAAAGTTGGTACAACCACAGTTGGTACTTTTGACCTTGACACAGACTCTAACGGTCGTTGGATGGTTGAAAAAGTTAAAGGTCTTGCATTCCAATTGGAACGTGAAGCTAACACCATTGCTAAGACAACCCGTCGTGGTAAAGGTAACGTGATGATTTGTTCTTCTGATGTAGCTTCTGCTCTTGCAATGGCTGGCATTCTAGACTATTCATCAGCACTACAAGGTCAAGTTAGCCTAACAGTTGACGATACCGGTAACACCTTTGCTGGTACATTGTTCGGTCGTATCAAAGTGTACATTGATCCATATTTCGGCGCTAACTCTACTTCTGAGTTCGCAGTTATGGGCTTCAAAGGTTCTAACGCTTATGATGCTGGTCTATTCTACTGCCCATACGTTCCTCTACAAAT